GTGCGAAAAAATATTTAAAAGTCCATGATTTAGCCCTTGTTGGCGACAACCAACAAATTTCATTTAAACAGTACTTAGCTGATCAAAACGAAACCGAAGGTGAAAAATTGGCTAAAGAGGGTTCAAAGCTTCACCAAAGACGACCCAACCCCAGCGCTCCTAGAGAAGAAAGAGAAAAATGGAAAAGTGATTTTAATGATTTTCAAGCTAGAAATGCTGCTCATATAACAAGGGGTAGACCAACAGTAGCTGACATACGAGCTAGACTAGGAAATTTAGAATCTGACGGAGTGGACGATTCCATAAAAACAAATAGATCTTTAGTGGAGCTTAAGTGGGGAACCGTTCAAAATGTTGGAGCTGCAAGAGCAGCGCAACAATCCTTAGCTAAAAGGTCCGCCCAACAAGCAAAAGGAAGTCCTCTGTCTTCAAGCCGACAAGCTGAATCGGAAATAGCAAAGGAAAAAGCAGATAGATTTGGTAAAATTTTTGGTAGATGGCAGGCATCCCCTGCTGGAAAGAAAGCTAAAAGGGACTAAAATGGCACAATCCTACGAAGCTTTTCAGAGATTTGCATTCAAGACTCTGAAGTCCGAACATGTTGACATGGATGGGGTTGCTAGGGCTCTTCCCCTTTACAACAATTGTAGCTTCCTCCCAGCTTACAAAAAAATAGAGTCACTTATAAAGAATCATATAAAGGCATCTAACTCTTCTAGAAGTTCCAAACCACAACCAGCAAGAAAAGTTACTATTGCAATGAATACGTTTTTCTTCCTAGCATTTAGATGGTTCCTGTATGAAATTAAGGATGCTAAGACAGATTATACTAGAACTGGAATCGCGGTACTTAGAGACAATAGTCCATCGAATCCGGTTTACGCGAATGGCTCTGTTAACGAATATCTTATGTATTGCAGTATGGGGTTCGATATTCAAACAGGACTGGCTGCTGCAGTGGGAACGCCTAACCCTGGGCCTACTGAGTCTCTCGACATTGAATATAACCCGAATGACGGAACTGACCCTGATTTACAAAAAAAGAGCGCAGGAGCTAGATTCCAGTTCATGAAGGCGTTTAACTTTCCCGGATGGCCTAGCTACCCGGGAGTTGGGTTAATGATGAATATTAATCAAGTGATGATACATCCGAGTCTTATCCCTACCCCTAGTCATCCAGCTTGGAAGAAACAGTCTTCTGTCCCTTCTATTAATAAAATTAGTTCCTACCCCTATGACCCTCTTAACATGAAGGATTATTTCTTGGAACCAGGTTTTAGAGTAAATCAAGAATATGTTAATTTTTACATGGCAATTCCTCCAGATATTGCTATTCCTAATACTTTGCCTGATGGGTATACTCCACCTAATTACGGGAGCACTTTTGATCCTCTCTATTGGACGACATACGCTAGTGATGAAATGTCAGTTGAGATTTCTGAATCTGAGTATGAGCCATTAAAAGATATTCTGTTCACAATAGACCCTTATGATTATGACTTGACTAATGAACAAGTTACTGACTGGTACAAAAATGCGAATAATAACTTTTTTAAAACTTGTTATGCTGCTAGCGGTTGGTCAAACATCAATTATATTCTTTACACAAGGATGGTGAATTTTACTACCAGCTGGCTTGCAGGGGAAGAAAAAACATCTTTGGATGATGTAAGGAAATATATTTACGGAATTGGAGGTGGGATTACAACACCTTTTACGCGTCAACCTGGAGGGATAGTAATACAGAAGAACTATCTGATACCTGACTCTCTTATGATTCCTCATGCTTCTAAATATCATGGTATTCTTTATCCCCAGTGTGAGACTGTGTCCGTCTTCGGGGGGTGTTATGGGGTATGCTTTTCCTAATTTTGCAAAAGTAGTTCCTTTATATGGTTTTAATTTAAGTAAAAAAATATAAATCACTATATACTAATGTGTTACATCACTTAAGCATTTGTTTGCTTTGTGTAGCACTCGGAAGTCTAGCAAGACATATTTGGGAGCAACATAAAACAAAAAACTAAATAACAATGAAGTGAAATACTTGTTGATTTCGTTATTGTCAGTGGGGTTATTTTTACCCTCTTTTTACATACAAGAACCTGCTCAGGCTAAGAAAGACCAAATATACGTAGAATTCGATACCGATTGCAATTGGCTTGTATATGGGCTACAAGGTAAAATAAAATTACACCCTCAACGCGAAAGAGGGGTTGGGTTTAGAGCGTGGAAACCATATCTTAAATATGGTACCATAGACTTACAAGGGTTCGTTATGTGGAAAAAAGTCTCTTTATATGTAAGAGACTACTATGTATCCCCGTGGAGCTCATACAAAGCTGAATTTGGAGAGCCTCCAATAATTTTATGGGGTTTGGAACCTAAATGGACCTATGTCATTCATTACAACGAGAAGAATGGTAGGGGAGTTCCTAATGCAGATACGCACATGAGGGTATGGGGACCTTGTGAGATTGTTAGGTTGATGCATGGAGAAGCTACTATAACTCACGGAGATGAGACTTTTACTGTTAAAGTAGATGAAAATGACTATGTTAATTATCCACCCTGGGAAATTGTACTTAAATAAAAGGATTAATAACTTTAACTTTCTAGTCTAAATAATAGAGATGGCTACCAAAAGAAAATTAATACCATTCTCGGAAGGACGTACAACAGGAGATAATCCATACGAGACAGGCTATAGAGTCGGTAGAGCATTCTCTGCCCGGAACATGCGAGCTTCTCGGCGGTCAGATCAATATAACAAGGCTAGGCAAGAAGAAAGGTATACGGGTAAAAGCCCAGGAAAGCCACCACCTGCGCCCATACATCGTGCCATGGCAGGTTATAAAGCAATTGACAGGATTAGAGATAGAACAGTAGATCGTTATCAAAGACACACTCAAAATCCTCGTCGTGGCCCTGTGACGCGCCACATCCAAGGGTGGGAAACTAGGAGGGATTACGATAAAGGTGTCGAGGACGCAAGACACAACTATAGCCAAAGTAGGGGATCTATTGAGACGGGAGAAGGTCCTGGAGGTAAAGATTATATCCCAGACAGAGTTGGAGCCGGAGATATTAGCACGGGAGACTTAGGAAAAAAAATTCGATTCAGTATGAATAGGAGAAGCAGGAGAAATCCTCCAGAGTGGTCGTATAGGGATAAGGATATTGCTATGGATAAGTTGAAGGGATTTATGGATGCCGATGATGAGGGTGAAGAATGGAAAAAGGGAAAAAATAATGAAGCTATGGAAAATTCAAATATGAAATACAGTCACGATAATAACCCACAAAGAAAATTGGTAAGAGTGGAAGGAAAGATAGGCGATATTGCGAAGAGAGTGGGGAGAAAAGTGGCAATTCCCGCTGCTTTGGCAGCTGCCTCAACAACTGCATGCGCACCCGGCACACCCGGTTGCCAAACCGTTGGTCCTATGAAGCACTCGGCACAGCCTGCGCGAGGAGAACCGAAAATTCTGTCTCCGGCTCATGAAGCAGATATAAAGAGGCGTGTGGCGGGTGTGAAGAGTCGTAACGCAGAACGGAAACGACATGAAGACGCACTGCAGGGAGTTTCGAATTTAAACCAGCGAATGGGCAAAATAATACAAGGTGGTCCTAAACGTATGGAAACCTCGAAAGAACTCATTAAGAAAGACAAGACTGGCGCTAAAAGAGAAGACTCCAGTATGAAATACAATCACGATAAAATTTTAGCGGAAAGCGCTTCTCTAACGCTCAGCGACTTGGAGCAACTACAAAGCGCTCCCGGACCCGTAACCGAACGCCAGAAGTACGGAGGCAATAAAGGAGACATTCCCGACGCTGATCGAGAGAAGAAGGGTCATTTTGGAAGAGGTCCTAAGACTAGAGAAACCGCTAAAGAAGAAGGTGAAATTGACTTCAAAAACGGTAACGGTTTAAGCGGAAAACAAGAAGACGTAATGGATACCGACAAAGACGGTGACATCGACGCCAAAGATCTTAAGAACCTTCGTGGTAAAAAGAAAGGGAAGAAACGCCAAAAGTACGGTGGAAACAAAGGTGACATACCTGATGCCGATAGGAAGAAGAAAGGTCGTTTTGGTCGCGGACCAAAAACAAGGGCAACTGCAAAGGAAGAGGGAGAAATTGATTTTTCCCACAAAAGAACCTTAGGTGACATACTATCGGAAAGACGACGAGGTAAGCCTGGAACTCCGAAAGGTGAAGAACACGCTAGAGATACCGAAGAAAGAACAGAGATAAGGCAAAAGCACGAAGATGAGGTTGCTTCAAGTGATGGAGGACCCTATGTTGCTAGGGATATTAAGGTTGGAAGTTACCAACCCCCTATATATGGCTCAGGCGGTTCTAGACGACCTAAGAAGAAGCCTGGGCATAAGGGAGACGAACGTAGATTAAGTAGACTTGCTCGCCACCGTAGGAGCCTTAAAAAGAAAAAATGAAATCACTGTTAGTCCTTCTACCGCTGATTTTTCTTCCATCTTGTAGCATACTTATGCCAAAACACGCAGAACGTCAGTTAGTGAGGATTCACCGGCACGCCTTTCATCTTGAGCTTGGTATAAAAGAAATACAATGTTACTACTGTGATATTCTGTACAGAGAAGAATTCTGGAAAGACCTAGGAGTATTGAAATAATGCTGCACAACATAAAACACACGAATACTAGATAATTTATCATGGGTGCAACTAATAGTGGAATCGCGTATACTCCCGGATGGAAACGTACCGGTAAGAAATCTGTAGGGCTTGTAAAAGGAGGTTCAACCTACTCCTTTTCTTCTTTTGGTCAATCTGGTAGCACAAATACAAGTGGTATTATGCTGTTGCCAAAACCTACAACATCGACTAATTTCTACTATATCTGGGGGTATGCCATTGCTACTGATAACTCAACTGATTATACAGGAACTCTTTACTCTTCCCAATATGACGCTACGAGACCTGCTTCTCTTATAGAAGGAGAAGATTTCGTACTCTTTGGAGCTACACAAAACGTGCCTAACAAAGAAATGTTCAATAACCCAATTGAGATAGCTAGTGGACACGGAGTCAGGATAAATCAAAATACTGGAACCGGAAATAGGTGGCTTACGATATACTATACCGAACAAACAGACGGGTAACAGACTATGGCTGCAACTAATAGTGGAATAGCATATACCCCAGGATGGAAGAGGCAAGAAGGAGCTTCTGTGGAAGGTCTCAAGGACTCAGCTGTAACTACTGCATCTTCTATCAATCTCAAAACCTATGGGACTCCATACGTGTTCCTTCCCGCACCTTCCAATACAAGTTATTTTCCAGAGGGAAAAAGTTCAGACTACTGGGTTGTCTGGTCTATCACAATAGCCACTGCAGGAGTACTATGGGGAGGGTCTTTCTATGATCCCGCAATTGCCCACTCTGATCAAACTATAGATGACGCCGTTTTTCTTGTTCTTACTACAAAGGCCAAGAAGGCAGAAACGATTAGATTCCCGCAAGGAATAAAAATAACACCGGGATATGGGGTAGGCGTAGACAAGTTAGTATTTAGTGGTGGATCTGAAGCTTTAATAAATATACATGCAAGCCGAGTCATATCTCCTGCGTAGCTATGCTAAACACGCTAAAAAAACTCAACGAACGAGCCCGACAAAGAAAGGAGTGGAGGAACGCGATTCTTCTAGCTATTGCAGTGCTAACTGTTGGTACTTTGATCATTGTAGGGGTGATTTCATTCTTCGGGCATTTCTATCTCTGGTAAATAGTAATAGACAATTACAATGGAATCCTTTCTTCGTTATATCGACCCTCAAAAACCTAAATGGAAACCAGTGGGCGGATTCTTGCAGGAAAGGATTACAGCAAAGAAAAGAAGAGAAAACCAAAAAGCACGTGACAGAGCTGCAAAAGAAGCAGCCACTTCTGTAGAAGCCGAACCCTCTCCTGTACACGCCGCATCAATACAGAAGTCCACCCCAAGAATCATGAAACAGCGACAGATGGGGAAAGAGATGGCAGACCCCAAGCGGTGGACACAGATAGATACAGCCGCTAGAGGTGCACATTTGAAACCAACATACAGCCCGGGAAGCGAGGCCGCCGCGTCCGATCCCAATTACAACCCGGACGCCCGATAGGGCGAATAATAAGGAGGTTTATTATGATGAAAAAAGTAAGAGAAGTTTTTAATTATCTCAATACAGCTGCTGATAGGACATACCAATCAATTATCGACCTTGCTGAGTCTTTAGCAAAAACTGGTATAAGATTGATGTATTTTGTTCTATTATATAAATTAGCGGTTGGAGATCTTATGACTCAACTTTTAGATGTCGTTAAGTAAAGCCGCATGATAGCATGTCGGATAAAGACCAATTTAATGCACCTAATCTTGAGAATGGATTAGAAATTGAAGATATTTTTAATGAAGGGACTCTGTCAGTTTTCGAAGATTTCGGGGCTGACAGAGCTCTTTTTAATATGGTCAATAATGAACTAATTAAATTGGGGGGATCCGAAGTCACTGTTTATAAGTTTTTATCTACAGAAAACTTTGATGATTTATACGACGAAGATCGTATAAAAGCTCTATCCCCAGTTCCAGTAGGGACTTACGCTCATTTCGATCCGGTTCCTATCCAGGAGAATTTATCTGAATTTGGATTAGAATTGACTAGTGAGTTGTCTTTTACTTTTAACAGAGAAGAGATAAGAAAACTTCTTGGTAGAAATCTTCGGGCTGGAGACGTTATCCGTCCTGCGTTTCAGAATTTTTTCTATGCAGTGTACGAAGTCCAGGAAGATAGCTTTGAATCTTACGGAGTTTACACTCTAACAGCTCAGGCTAGGATATGGAGGGATGGGGATTATATCTACAAGATTCGTCAGCAGCACCCAGAATTCCCCCCTCAGGCTATTATAGAGAGCACTGGAGGTATTATCCTGTCTGATGGATATTATATGCTAGTAGATTTTCGCTACTCAATCGAGAGTTCTGAAGTAGCCCTTGCTGGAGGAGACAAACTTCCTGTAATGATCGTATCCCATACTGGGCCTTCTAACAGAACTCTTGTAGGTCAAGAAGCACTAAAATGGACAGAGAGAGGGTTTTTTGTCATTCTACCTGATATTAGGGGTCGTGGCGAATCCGTAGCTAGAAATGATCCACGATTCCGTGGTAGGAGTTATGAGACTTCGATTAGACACAGGTTGGATACTTGGGAAGTTATAGAGTGTCTCTACCAAGGAACAGCATACGATGTAGGACAAGGTGGTCAAACACCATTAGTATTTGAGCCGACTAAAATAACTTCTCAAATATTTGATAGAGATGGAAGTCTTATTCAAAATGAGAATAAAGGAGAGGAGAACGAAAAAACTATAATGGTTCCCCACCCATCGAGAAATGAGTTTAAACTCTTGATGGATTTGGATAATATGCACGCCGCTGGTTTTTCTCTGGCTGGAGCCGTACCACTTTATATGTCTGTAGACTCGGGTCTCAAATATACTCAAAACATGTCAATCGATAAGCTTGTAAGATATAATTATAATACTTCTACTTTGGAGTTTGGAAAATCTTACATGAATCCAAGATCAGGAGCAGAAGATCCGGAAAATGGATTTCGGAAGTATAGCGCTACTGATCCATACAATCCAATAGATAACCAATTTCCTTTGCAGGGATTCAGGACTATAAAATCAATCCATGCTGGAGGTGCCCTGATTGATGCATGGGGTCATGTTACTGAAGGAGAATGGGATGGAGGAATCAAACAACATTTTAGTTTTTTTCTATATGCCAAAAAAGGAAAAACTCAATGGTCTGATTCCTTAGAGTATTATAATCCCGATCAGTTTAAGGGTTGGGACCTACAAGACTTAGGGATTTGGTCTAATCCTGTGTGTATTTTTCCTGTGGAGTATTGGTGGGAAAAGTGGGATTGGGACAGCTTAAAGACTTTCTTTCGAACAGGAAAAGTTAATCACAGTGAGACGGAGTTGAATTTCAGCGAATATGGAGCAATTGGAAACGTACCTTATGCGCCTTCCGGAATGCTTCATTTTGATCCCAGATCTACGGATGCAGGCGTTGAACTACCATTTGCATCGTGGGTATGGCCTAAAGCATATACAAAGTCCGGATCGACGTGGGATAGCTACACTTCATCTTCCAATTCGCCTGTAATTGAAAGATATGGCTGGTATAGGTGCATGCCTGAGGGCCTTGTAAGTTTGGAAGCGGGGGAAATCATTAAAGTGTGTTCCAAGGGTTATGGGGGGGCATCTTTTAAATTAGGGAGGATGTATTCTAGTGAGGATACAGAGGAAGGATATCAACCTAATTACGAAAATTTTGGCACGGCAATTCTCCCTTATATTTCCGGAGAATTTGACGGGGATAAAGTATGGTTTAGTAGGTGGTACTCATCCGATACTAACATAGCATTCCATATGGGGTATGATGACATCATTATGTCACCTGTTAACAACATACAGTATTTTATAAAAAGAGCTGAACAAAACAAAAACGCAAAAACGACATTTTTATGTACACACGGGGTGGCTCACGGAACCGCACGCAGTAACAAAGAATTCGCTTTGATAGATAAAAGAGAAAAAGATTGGATTAGCTACTGGGCTAGAGGGGTTCCAATTCCTATAGACAACAAAAATTATTTATTGTCGGCAGTCAACACAGCACCACAAGGATTTGTAGACTATTTACCCGCAGCTGGAATGATTACTGTCCCTGAAGGTGAAGAGTATAATAACCCAGACTCTGAAAAATTTGTATCACAATTCGATCATTGGCCTCCTCCGTATGACTCGTTGTTGAGAATTGACTTAGATGATCCGTTATCAACAACTGACTATCATAGATTTTCTATAAACCACAGGTTAATGTTTTCCTCTGGAGATTTCGAGAATCTCGTTGAATCGTGGGGTGAAGGGATATTTCCTTTCGTCCCAACACATGATATACCTCTTTCTGTTGGTGGGGTAGGGGATAGGGATCTTATAGACCCTCCCGAACCAGCACCAGGAGTAATTTTTCGTAATTGGTACAGGAGTAATGTTGAAGGTTACTATAAAAATGATGTATACCAACACAGGATGCTAGTTCCGAGCGCTATAGACATCAATAAAGATAGCTACTCACAATACAAGGGCTACCCGGGACATTATGGAGAGGTCCCTATGGTATCCAGCACTAATATTTCATGGGATGGACCTGTATTGAACAAACCAAAAACTCTTCTTGGCTCTCCTAGCGCGGTTATTGATGTAAGCTCAAACACAGGGTCTTTTCAAATCTTTGCCGCGCTGTATGAAGTAGATCCAGCAGAAAATGAAAAGTATGTGGTAGGAGCGTTGTATTCTCAAGTTGATCAACAGACTACAAGTACTTCTAATTTCTATAGAGCAAAATTCCCCTTAAATCCGTATTACTATAAATTCTCCTCAGGAAACAGAATAAGAGTTAAACTGTGGAATATGTCTATACAACAGCCCCCGTATGAGGAGGGAAGTAAGGTTGAAGGAATTCCAGGCTCTAAATATCCTATCGCAGGTGGGGTATTTACTGGGTTACCTAGTTTCGAAGAATTTGAGTTAAGAATTAGAATTGGGGGTAATTCCTTCTTATTATTACCAATAAACAATACAATACTGAAGTCCCCTCTCTAAATATAATAGAATGAAACACCCTACTCAAATTTCAGAAGAGACTGTTAACCGCTTCATTAACGAGTCCATGAAGACTAAGACTATGATGGAAGCCAAAAAGAAGGCTAAAAAATCCAAGGCTAAAAAATCCAAGATTAGAGACTATGACTATTCCGATGAAGAGGGAGCAGGCAAGAGGGAACGCCAAGAAATGCAGGGTGATCACCAAGAACACGAAGGTGACGGGATTAACGAACTTAAACCTGTTAGCGACCCTACAAGTTTTGCAGCTAGAGCTACTCGCTCGCGAGAACGAAAAGTGGCAGGGCTGCACAAGCGGGGAGGAGAGGCCGAGAGCGCCGCGAACCGCTACGTCCAAACTACCGGTGGAAGGACTGGGGCACAGAAAATGAAAGTTCCAGACGAGCATGACCGGTTTATGGCTGGAGTTGGATCAGACACACAGGCACAAAATGTCGCCGCTGGATCTCCGGAGGGGATAAGCCCCCGACGGACCTCACCAGGGAAGGAAGTAAGACTGCTACGGAATCAAACAGCTCGCTCCATAAGGAATTTAAGGGCAGACACCAGCCGCTCGATGGGCGCAGAGGGTCCCGGGACTGGAGTCAAGGATGCCGGATTTCTTCCAATGTCTCCAAGGCAAAGAGCGGCTCGCGCAAGAAAGGCTGTAAGACCTTTGGGTCGTTTCAAGAGGTGGATGAGGGTAAGAAAAGCTACGAAGGCATTTAAGGCTGGTGGTCCTAGGGAAAGCAGAAGATTGGAAGGCGAACTTCAAAATGAAGCAGGCGTTCGTGATTTAGCTAAGAAAGCCGCTGAGAAGGTAAAAGGAAGCCGACCATACAGAAAGCTAAGAGTGGCCTTCAGAAGAGGTGGCGCCTTGCATCAATCAGCTAAACAGGAAGCAGACGATCAGATGTATGGCGACTTGCCAAACTATCCTTAGTCAATAAACTCGACTACAATACCAGCTTTTCTTAGCAGTTTAATTCCGTCTCTAACTCTGTACTTTTCTCCGCATACAACGCGGGAAATCTCTGCCTGAATAATAAGTTTAGCACATTCAAAACAAGGGGAGAGAGTAACATACAGAAAAGCTCCCTCAGAAGAGTTAGTACTCTTTGCCAGCTTCGTCACAGCGTTGCTCTCGGCGTGCAGGACGTGTTCAAGGGTTTTTCCGTCTTCCCCTTCACATTCATTAGGAAATCCTCTAGGAGAGCCGTTGAAGCCATCTGAGATGATTTGACCACGTTTTACTATAAGGCATCCAACTTTCTTTCTATTGGCTACGGACAGGTTACTCCATTCCTCTGCCATCTTCATATAAGCCAGATCAAACCTGGTAATTGTCATACGATATCAAAGCCAGTGTTTCTTGTTAAATGAAGTCCTATTTGCAAATTTAGGGTTTTCGTAACCGGCTTTTGGTTTCTTCTGATGATATACAGTCCACTTCTCTGGCTTCCAAGCATTAGGGTCTACGGTATTAGCTTGTTCGTTGATTTTTCTTAGTTTTCTCATGAGTACCAGCTTTCACCAGGATCACAAAAGCGAATAGATTTTATAATATCTACTAGGTCTGTGAGTGACTTAGACATCAACTCTGCTATCTCTACGAGAGTGTCTATTATGTCGCTTACACCTGCAACTAATTTTTATTATAAGACTCACCAGGCATTCTTCCGCCATGAGTAGTTGTAATGTCTAATTGCCTTTGCTTTCCAGACTTACGAAACATTCTTCTTATTTTCCGGTTAGTAGGCTTATTTTCTTTTGCAGCCTGTTCCAATTCTTCTTGAGCCTTTTTCCTCTTCTTGGTTACTTCGTTTTGAAGTTCACCTTCGTATTCTTGGTTAGCAGCTAGACGCTCTGGAGGTCTAACGTGTCCCGTTCTGCTAGATTGGGCTTGAAGACTTAGTAATCTTTTAGTAGCAGATTTAGCGGCCTCACGAGAGCGCTTTAAGCGCGAACGTGCTCTATCTAAAGCTGCTTGTTTAGTTTTTGATTCTACTTCAGCAGCTTCTACTTCGCTATCTTCTAAGACCGTGGATCTCCAAGATTTATTAACCATAGTTTCTGGAGTTATTTGATATGGATTGTGTATAAAGTTGTTCATTTTATTGTCTCTTAGAGGGGATCCTCCGTGTTCTTTGTTTGCTGCCAAACGGAGTTCCCCTGACCTTCTACTAAGGGTTGGAGTGGAAGGTCTTGATGTCCTTTGTGTAAATGCTCTATCTTTATCAGGATTCATTTTGCCGAATCTCCCTTCTTTGCGAGCAACATCTAGTCGTTGAGTTCCTTGGAAACCACCTCTCCTTGCTTCATCTTTACTTTGGGTACCGACGAAACCGGTTCTCCTGGCTACATCTTTTCCAGCCGTAGTTCCAAGTTGTGCACCTATAGATCGTAACCTATCTTCGCGTCCACCAAATCTTTTTGTGGGTGCTTGTTCTTTGACATGCATGAAATGACGAGCAACAGAGGGGGATGGGGCTTTTCGGCCTTTAGGTTTCCATCCGTGTGCTACTGCTCTCATGAAGTTTGCTTGTTTTTCGGTTTTAGCAGGCATTTGGTGTTCGAGGCATGTTTGTGGGAGGGATAGTAGTAGAGCAGTTAGTATCACCTTTTGATGTTTTTCCACATGGCAGCTGCGGCAACTCTCTTGCCCGCTGCAGCACTTCCGTATTTACCGGCAGCTTTAGCGGCTACTTTAGCAAAGTTTTTACCTGGTTTCCCTATGTCTTTTCCGGCTGCAGCTTTCTTTGCCGTAGTTTTCTTCTCCTTCTTCGAAAGACCGGCGCTAGGAGAACGGGCTTCGTGAAGCTGTTTCTTAAGTGCGGCAACGATAGTAGCCAAAGCTTCCTCTAGCTTGTCAACCCTGTCTTGGAGAGGGTTTTCATTAAGGGAGGTTTCAGGAGTTGTAACCATTTGGGAATCAGACAATGTTTTTGGCATAGACCATTTATTAGCAATATTAGGAGGAATACCAACATTGGCAGCAGGAGATACTCCATCACCTTCATCCTTTACGGCTTCATGACTGAATGTGTCGTTGTGAGGACCTGCATTAGAGGCTGCGGCAGCATTCTCTTGATTACCGGTAACTTTGGGTTCCTGTGCATTGCCAGCAGGGGGTGCAGCAGTGAATTTACCTTTGGTAGCGGACGCCAGCTCTCTAGATTGCTTTTCATTTTCTGCTGGGTTAAACCCTAGGTTGTTTTTATTTCCATAGCCTTTAAAAATATTTTCGTTAATATCTTGTACAAATTTGGTGGGGATTTCTTTCATTATGAATATTTCCTATTTTATATACACAAGAAGTAAAGTTTTAGCATTAGATATTTATAACAATGCTTGGAAAAGACGAATTAGAATTTTTTGGTAAAACCAAAACTCTGGGGCTATTTGGGGATAAGAAATTTCCTTTCAAGTCTGGACCTAAGTCGTCTATGGCTAGAAAGGAAGCACTTTCTCATATAAAGAAATTGTTGGTCCAGATAAAGCCAAATAAGATTTATATAACTCCTAACAGAGGATTAGAGGAACTAGTAATTCCATTATTGTCATTCCTGGATGTACCCTATGTTATCGTGAACCCTTATAAGGGGTATTTTGATGGGTGTTCTGTAGAGTCTAAAGTTAAACTTTTAGTTGCTCTGGAAAACAGCAAATCAGTTGTTACCATTGCAAAGCGTCCTAAAAATATATTAGAACATGAAAAGTCTTACAAAGAGAGTTTGGATTTTATTTATGAAAACTCTGATGTTGTTATTTGTGTAACAGGTCCAGAACCTAGTGATACTTTAAAACGAATACAGAAAAATTTTAAATCAGACGACAAGATAATTGTTTTAAACTTTGTTGACTATCCCGGCGACTAGAGGAAGGTGTTCAGAAAATGTGTTGGAAAACGAGAGCCTATTTTTATGCCAAGACTCTCTCCCGACTAAGTCACCAATTGATTCGTGTATGACTTGAATAGGTATTGTGTAATTTTTCTTTCCTTTTAAAGTGGCCTGTGTAGTGTAATAGATATCATAAAAATCCCAGTCACCTTCAAAAAATTTAGGTTTTTTCAAATTTATACTATTTAAAGTAGAACCTTTCGCACACAAGAATAAGCCATCTAAGACTGCGACATGACCGTAGGGGCCATACCAGCTTCCATACATGGCACCCTCCTTTTTCCCATGAAGAACAAAGCCAGATAAGGGATTCATGTACTCTGTATTTTTATTCAAGTCTTCCCACCACACGCACGAATTCTTTAACATTCTAGTACCAGCAACTCCTAAAAACCCCACGTCTTGCTTCTCAAGGTTACTGTGTATGAATAAGTTGAAATCTTTTGCGTTGGTTAATATCTCAATATCGTCATGACATAATATGACATAGTCGTCAGCTAGTATATTAGCGTTCTTCATTCCTGTACACAAAGCTTCAAATATGGATTTGTAATTACTTAGTATACTAACTTCCCATCCGGCGGATTCGAGGAACTGTGTGATGGGTTGTGGTTTTGATATTTCTCGAGTAGGAATAAATGCGACTTTTTTCATTTTCTATATACTTTATAGGGCTATAATTAAATATTGACGAATCTAACAAAAAAACAGATGACTGAAGAGATACGGAAGTGTTCTGAGGACCCCGTTTACTTCATTAGAACTTACATTAACATTGAGCACCCTATTAAAGGTATAATTCCCTTTGATTTATACAGATTTCAAGAAAGAATTGTAAACGAAGTTCTAAACAGTAGGTTTAATATCATAAGGAAATTTAGGCAAGCAGGCATAACAACTATTTGTGCTGCTTATTCTTTGTGGTCGATAATTTTTAAGAAGAACCACTATGTGATGGTGGTGTCAATTGGAGACAGGGAATCTACTTCATTTTTACGACGAGTTATGTTGATGTATGAAGATTTGCCGAATTGGCTTAGACCGGCAATAAAAGAACGAAATAAACATACTTTACACCTGAGCACAGAGAGTCGAGTAAAATCTCAACCCGCCGGAGCGGGCCGAGGCGAAGCAGTTTCCCATTTGATGGTAGACGAGGCAGCTTTTATTGACAAGATGAGAGAATTTTGGGCTGCAATTTATCCAACGATTTCCACGGGTGGAAAGGCGACTCTAATTTCAACTGTAAATGGAATGTCCAATCTATATTATGAGATCTATAAAGATGCAGAGCTAGGAAAAAACTCTTTCAACGTAGTAGACCTCAATTGGAGAGAGCATCCAGAATACACTAAGAAGTGGTCAGAAGAGCATAGACCTATCATTGGTGAGCGAATGTGGCTTCAAGAATATGAGTGTGAGTTCCTCGGAACTGGTGACACTTTTATTGATAGACACACACTATCCAAACTTAATGAAAATTACACTGATGAATATCATCTGGCGTATTCCAACAGAATGAGAATATTTGAAGAACCAGATCCGTATTACACGTACGTAATGGGCGTAGATGCATCCTATGGAAGGGACAGAGACTATTCAGCCTTTCATATAATTAATACGTACACGGGAGAGCAGGTGGCAGAATTTTATTCAAATAGAACCCCTTTGAGTGAGTTCGCTAAGATAATATCAACGGAGGGGAACAAGTACAATGTTGCACATGTGGTTGTAGAAAGAAATGGACTCGGGATCCCTCTGATTCAAGAATTGTTTGAGCGCCTCGAATACGAGAATTTATGGATCGACGAAAAAGGAGAATTTGGACTTCAAATTACCCAGAAAATAAGAGAAGGAGTTCTAGCGTCCCTAGAGGAATTTTTGAGATCTTCCAGGATTAAAGTAAATTCGGTTAGAACTGTAAATGAGCTTCTTACTTTTATTATCACTGAGACAGGAAAAGTAGAAGCTGACGAAGGTTATAACGATGATCTAGTTATGAGTCTGGCATTGGCTTGCCATTGCGCAGATGAGATAGTAAGTTCTGCCCCTGTAATTGATATAGATAGCAAGAAATATGGTAAAAAAGATCAATCATACGAAGATAAACTCAAAGTTCCCATTCATATCTCAAAGAGCGGAGATAAATATAAAGAGGACATCTCATGGCTGATGAAATAGACAAAACTAACCTAGACGAATCCTACACCAATTTTTCGAACCCAAGAGGTAATGTAGCGGGTCAGCCGATGTCTCGTCTATCGGCGTGGTTTAATAAGTTTTTTGGAGGTTCTAGAGGAGGTTTTAAAGGACGTCCTGAAGAGAAGGGTGGGAGGCTCGCTGGAGACACCCTAAAAACGGATGACACATTTGGTGGAGTTCCTGGCTTTGGTATCTCTAGGGGTGTAGCAAAGATACCGGCAGTAGAATACGACAGAAAGCGTCGGTATAAGGAATACGAGAAGATGGATGACTACCCAGAAATAGCAGCTGCTCTGGACATCTATTCCGATGATTCGACACAAAAAAATATAACTGGTAAAATATTTGAAATAGAAACTGATAATAGGACAGTAAAAGAAGAAGTCCAGAGATTCCTTGAACATGTGAGAATGCGGGAGTTTATTTGGGATATTGTCAGAAATGTCTGCAAGTACGGAGATTGTTTTATAGAGAATATTGTAGATCTCAATAATACCAAAGCTGGTATTCAGAGGATAAAAGTTTTAAATCCAAATTTCATTTTTAGAATTGAAAATAAATATGGTTATTTAAAAGAATTTTTACAGGAAATCCCTGATTCTAATGCGTCTTTTGACTCCGCTCAATTGGAAGGTGGGGGAGGGACAGGGAAATTTTTAAAACTCGATAAAGAACAAATTGTTCATTTCAGAATTCACACCTCTGATCCTAATTTTTATCCCTATGGGAAGTCTATCTTACAGCCAGGTGTAAGAGCTTGGAAATCCTTGGTTATCATGGAAGATGCCATGCTAATCTACAGGCTAGCGCGGGCACCGGAGAGACGCGTATTTTATGTTGACATCGGAAGTATGCCTACCTCGAAGGCAGAAACGTATATGGAGCGCCTAAAGGCTAAATTTAGAAAAGAAAAGTTTTGGGACAACACAACTGGCACTATCAATGAACGTTATAACCCAATGGCGCCTGAAGAGGATTTCTTTGTCCCTATTAGGTCAAACAGTAAAACTAAGATTGAAACATTGCCCGGAGCCCAAAACCTGGGGGAAACAGATGATGTTAAGTACTTTAGAGACAAACTATTAGCTGCTCTGAAGGTTCCAAAAGACTACATTGTAGAGAAGGACAATACTCCAGAGAGGAAGGCTAACCTGTCTCAGCTAGATGTTAAGTTCGCCAGAGCCGTAACTAGAATACAGAGAGAAGTAGAAATTGGTCTGAATAATCTCACACGTAGACATCTGAAGTTAAAGAATTTCCCGGAACATGTCATCAAGAGTATCGATATTGCGCTGTGCCCACCTTCTGATATGTTTGAGAAGAGACGTCTAGAACTAGACGAACAAAAGACACGGGTTGTCCAAGCTGTTAAAGGGCTTCAACTATTCTCTGATGACCATCTCTATAAAAATTACTACCAAATGAGTGAGAATGAAATAGAGGAGATGAAGTCTCAGGTTAAAGAAATGCTCGATGAAGAGCAGGAAATGATGCAGCAAGACCCTGGAGCCATTGGGGCTCCTCCAATGCAGGGAGGTGAGCCGATGGGACCACCTACTGCAGCAGAAGAAGATGCACCTCCTGGTGCTACAGAAGCGGCTGGAGATGAAACTATAGCAGCAGAAGCTCCCAAGGCGCAGGCGAAGGTTTAATGCAAACTTTTATAAAAGAAAACAAATACACTAGAGTATATAAAATAGGATTGACGTTATGTTATTAGAGAAACGAAATAAGGATCTTACCAATTTGCACAAGGCTGCCGACTATCTTAGTCGGTCTCTGAGAGAAAATTTGAGAGTTTTCTCAGTTGATTCTGTAAATAAAACTGCAGAGTTTCTTTCTGAGAAAAATTCTGTAATCTCGTGTGCTTACGAGGTCAAAGATTCTAAGCTTTTGCTTAGAGATTTTTCAATACAATCTGTAGATGAATTTGTATCTGCGGATAAAGTGGAGGGTACCATCAAAGAGGCAATAGATTCTTTTGTTGACTCCCTAAGGGAAAACAGATACGACAAAGCAGATGTTTCATTCGACGACCTAATAGGTCTTTTTGAATCCAGAAACACTATGAAAGGGTTGGAGACTAAAATTGAGAAGTCTTTGGATCCTATGACAGGAAAAACTGAAATTACGGAGTCCAAGGAATTTCAAAAGCTGGAGGAAATAAAACCATTGGTAACTAATTTCCTTCGAGAAAATCAGAAAGCTGTCTTGGAAAACTCTGACATGATAAACAGCGCAAAGATAAGTAACGCGATTAATAAGGCATTTACTATTAACCGTTGTGATTATGATTCCCTTAGGGATGCTGATTTGTTTGTAGTTGACCTCTGTGATGGACAATCCCTTTATGAAATGGTTTGTCACCAAGAATTGATTAGCCAGGAGCTTTTGGATGCCAAAAGATCGTTTTCTACTGTTTGGATCTCTAATGAAAAGATTCAAAATCTCGCATCCATGATTTACGCAAAAGAAGAAGCTATAATAGAAACACTTTCTGAGGTTATTGAAGATGTCCCCTATTTTGCTTTTGCTCCTAAGAATGAAATCCAGGAAATTTTGACATCCATTTACGAAGTTAATTCCAACGATCTCATCTCTAAAAAAGACATTAAAGAATTCACAAGCCTTCTATTCGAAGCAAAAAAACCCGCAAAGGAGTCTATTACAGAAGTTTTGAATGAGAATTATGGGATTAATGTAACCAATCTCAAGTTTGTACCAACCTTTAGCAACCTGGCGAAAACTCAGTCAGTATTCTTTGAGGTCTTGTCGTTGTTGAGTAAGGATGAGGGTGTAGTACATGACGTTTCTAAAGAATTCGCAAGAGTCATCTCTAAGAAAGGTGGCGTTGAGACTTTGGAAGTTAATGACTATATTCATAGCTGCTTAACTGAAGCTGGCATTGACATCGTAGGTGAAAACCTATTGTCTAATTATATCAATGTTCCAAAACTAACTAAGGACCTAGCCGCTCTCAGAACTCTTCTTGGGGGTGACCCACAAGGAAATGCGATTGAAGCTGGTATTGAAGGCACGGAAATGGACTACGATGCTGAACCATCCCCCTTAGGGGTAGAAGGAGAGGAAGACATCCAACAGAATGGAGAAGATGTCCCTAGCGACGAAGAGAAATTTGCTGTAACTGACCAGGATCCTCAAGCTGGACCTGGCGAAGCAGGAGAGGCCGAGGTAAAAGACGAAGAGCCTTTTGAGGGTGAGAATGGAGAGGGGGCAGAAGCTGAAGAAGGAGTTGGAGAGGAAGAGGCAAACGGTAATAGGTTTCCTGTAGGAGATGATTCGGTTGAGTCTGGAGGGACTGGAACAGACAAGAACCACGCAGATGCTGCTAAACTCCTTGATGACCTAGAAGCTCTTGTGAAAGGTATGGGCGTAAACGGCGGCCAACAAGAAGACGTGGAAGACGAAGAGCAGTACGGCGCCTAATCTAAGATATATCCTTGCTTGACCCAGCGAAGTAGGTGTTTTTGGTGCCTGTCTTTCATTACCAATATCTCCATTAGTATGATCTCCATTTCCAAGACTGATTCTTCCGTAATCACGTCTTTAGATTTTAGATTGGAGAGCCTATCAGATAGTATTTTTAGGCTTTCTTTATCGGAGTCAGATAAACTATTTATCTTTTCTTCTTTGTCTTTTTTTGTTTCCATGTATCGTTACATCAAAATTAAGGGATTTATAAGCTTTTATTCTTGATAATGAGTGGTTGTCCAAATAGGACACATTGTCTAAGAAATCATAAATATATACTTTGTTTTTATTCTGGTGCTTTCGGAGTGTTCTACCTAAAGCTTGTATAGTTGCTATTTCGCTCTTTAATCCTCGAGCATTGATAAGATGGGTAAGCTCTGGTATGTCTATACCTGTCTGAAATATAATAGTTCCTATTATGACAGAAGGGCCCTCCTCTTTTACAAATTTCTCTAGAATCTCTTCACGTTCTAATAAACCATCTTTACCTTCTAGTTTGTAAGAATTTGGTATCATTGACTGGAGAGTTTTAGCGTGTTCTAGGTTTTTAGTGAGCACAAGGATCTTAGCGTGCTTTGAAGTAATATTTTTACAAATTTTTGTTACAAAATCGTTTCTCGTATTGTTATTAATAATATAGGCTTGATAAATTTCTGGATAAGATAATTTGGAATACTCAATAGGATCCTCGTCTGGCAGCTCTATAATTTCAATAGAGGGAGGGGTTAAATATCCCTCCGCCACTAAATCCTCAGCAGTAACATACTCTATCTGTTTCCCCAGGAAAGAACCCAAAGATAGTTTAGAGAATTTATCTGTAGGAGGGGTTGCAGACATTCCTATACGAATACAAGCATTAGGAAATGACTTCAAGACTTTTGAAGCTACTTTCCCTTTTGAAAACTCATGTATTTCATCAAAAACTATGAATTCTGAAGATTTTAGGTGGGAATCTATAACTTTGTCTATTGACTGAATAGTACAAAGTGTGAGTGGTTTGATATCAACTCCCTCACCAAAAGCTACTCCACACTCTATACCATGTTCAGTTAAGAATTTATAAGTCTGGTGTAGTAGTTGTTTCTTATTAAAGAAAACAAGACCAGTATAGCCTTTAAGGGAATTCAGAATAGACGCCAGGATGATAGTCTTACCAGACCCAGTGGGAGCTTTTATAACGCAGGATTTCAAGTCCAGAGCTTGTTTTATGAGTGATTCCTGGTAGTCACGCAGTTCTATATTCTCTATGGAAGAAGAGCCATACGATACTTTTGTCCTCTTGTCTAATATAGAATATTTTAGTCCTAGATAGTCCAAATCTTCTATTACTGAAGATAGTAGACCCGTTCCAAATTTTCCTGTCTTAGAATCAAAGAATTTTTTGTAACCATCCCAGTATCCATTTTTGTACGCAGAAGTAAACTCGTACCCAGGATTTCGTGCACGATATCTCTTTTCCAGAATTTTTCTCAGTTTTATGTTTTCAGTCTTTAAAACCGAGTAAATATTTGAAACAAATATTTTCATATCCTAATGATCTACACTATTATAGTAGTAAACCTATTTTTTTACTATGTCTGAACGAGAAAAATCCATTATAGATCTAGCGAGAGGGCCTGCGGGAGCCCCAAAGGAAGAGCCAGAAGTTGAAAAACGTCCACAAATGATGCGAGATGAGAATAAAGAAGCTTCTAACATTAAAGACGCTATTTCAGAATTACTTAGGAATGTTGAAAGTAAAAAGGCGTGGATAACTATTAGTCTCCCCTCAAGAGGCGTATTCAATGAAGGCATTAAAGAAGTTAAGATTAGACCTTTCACTTATGAAGATGAAAGAATCCTGAGATCAGTTACCAAACTTAATCAAGGCGTAAAAGCTGTAGGCACTCTCATGGAGAGGTGTATAGAAGGAATTCCGTATAAGGACTTGTCACTGTATGATAAGCATTACCTACTCTTCAAACTCAGAGAGATTTCGTATGGCAACGAGTACCCTGTAGGTATTGAATGTCAGCAATGCGGAGAGGAAAATTCTCTATCAATTGAATTAGACAAACTAGGTGTAGATTATGCAGATGAAGAGATGGAGTATCCTATTCCTGTTGTTTTGCCTGATTCGGAGATTACAGCCTATGTGAGGTGTCCTAGAGCAAAAGATGAAGGAATTTTGAATAACCCGTCTGCCTTAACCGATAGTTTGTGGAAATTTATTGATAAGCTTGAATCACATTCCGATAGAGGAATTATCCAAGGATTTTTGAAAAAAACAACAGCGAAAGATATAACTGTCTTGCGACAAACAATATTTTCGAACAAGATAGGTCTTAAGACGGAAGTTAGATTTATTTGCAAACATTGTAGTGCGGACGAGATTATGACACTTCCCATAAATGAAAGTTTTTTTTCCGTGAGCTAGAAGAGCGTCATAAAGCTGACGCAGGGGAACACGAAGCATATATTCTAGCTCACAACTGTGGCTTCACTTTTCATGATGTCATGGCTATGACTTTGATCGAGCGGAAAAAATTTATAGACATGCGTGTTGAGGAAGCTCAAAGAGAGGAAGAAGCCATGAAAAGCTCAAAGAAGTAGGGTATATAAAATGAGTTACTATGGCACAATTAAATAACATAACTGTAGTCCCTAGGTGGGAAAGGCCGTCTGCCGCCGATGACGTATATCTTGAGATGTACTACATGAAATCAGGGGCAATGACTGATGTCTTTGCCCTCAGCAGTGTATACGTCTTCCACGACACAACAAACGGAGACTCATCAGTCTGGCTTAATTCAACGGGAACTTCTCCGCACTTTGGGACAGTAGAGTCTACGAAGTACAAAGACGCCGAGATGGTCTTTAATAACTTGCAATTGGTTGACTGGGATAAAACCACTAGGTCTGTCCTTCAGGTGACTGATCCTAATCAACCTGAGTTTGATACAACTAATTTCAAAGAGTCTACAGAAACAAATAGCGCAAGTGGAATATTTAGAATTAGTGAAGGACACTATGGGGTGGTTCTCAGACCAAGCACAAATTTTTGGAACTTTGACCAGATACCTAAAACAGACGAAACAGGTAACACTATCGATATAACGGCTGTTTCTTCCAATACTGCAAGTTCTGTAACTTCATATTTTGACGTATGGACGGTACAAGATGCTCAAGATGACAAACCGAGAACAATAATTCACAGCTTTACGCTGTATGGTGCTGGATTCTCTAATATCGTATCTCTAACAGAACCTATAATAGTTAATACTAGACATACTCTAGTTCAAAAATACGTTAATAGAGGTAGTCTAGAAAAGTTACAGATTAAAACAGACTATGTTGTTATAAACAGGAACATAGGGCAAGACATAAAAAATATATTTAAGGACGGAATATTGGAAGGTGCGGCGATTCGGATTATAAAATTATCCGACAGAGTTTCTACAGGTCTCCCATTCGAGTTAATTAAAGATTGGGCAGATACGAAACCCGCTATACTGACTGACTCAGCTGATACTATTCTGTACAACTGGGAGACAAGCGGATTAGATACAGGAACTTATCAGGTGCAGGTTAGCAGTACTGTCTTGGACAACAGGATTATGAGTGACCCATTTCACGTAATCCTTCGATAACAGTATACTTGTAATCAAGCTTTCTTACATTTCCGTTGATGTAGTTCCTAATCCCGCTCTTGGTAGTGGAGAGATAGAAATCATTCCAATCTTTGAATCTTTTAGGTGGTTGTACAATATAAGGGGTTGGCATATTCAAGCACTTGGTTAGGTTTAATGATTTTCTCATCCCGAACATACCAGCGTCATCGTTATCAAAAGATAAAACTATATCTGTAAAGGAATTTTTTAGCTCTAATAATTGGTGCCTGGAGAGAGAGCTTCCTTGTATACTGGTTGCATTTACACCAGCGCATTGAAGCGTCATAGCGTCTATAGGTCCTTCTGTTAGAACTACGTAAGATGTGTTTGAGCTACACGGATAAAGAATCTCTGAAGACCGCACTCCGTGATCCCTATGTGTTGGATTTAAATATTTCATTCCAATCTTTACTAGGTGCCGAGCTTGAAAGTAAAATATCCCTTTTTCATCTTCGTATGGTATGATTAATCTGTTGGCGTATCTTCCGGATGAGGCAAAGTAAAATTTGCTTTCTGGCAGTCTTCTATTCCTTACAAATCTCTTGGCTAGCAGTTCAGACACGCTCCCAGATTTTCCGTCTATTTCCACTAGCGGTTTAAAGTTTTTCATCTCATCACCTAACGTACCTGCACTTTCAAGCTCTTTTTGCTTTGCGGGGGCACGATAGAGAAGAGAACCAGGATCGGAAATTAGTTTTTTACCGATTGATTTAAAGGCTTCATCATAGCTGATCGAATCCCTAAAAGATATCAGTTGTATGAAATCCCCAGCCTCTTTAGTTCTAAAACATTGCCATAACCCTGTCTCTAGGTTTACGGACATGTGTTTCCCATGATCATCATAAAATATTGAATTCGTTATAAATTCAGTCTCAGATATCCTATAATCTGTGAACTTTTCTAATAAATACTCTTTAATAAGTGTAGTGGATATTTTCATATGTTTATAAATAAAGTCTCTCCTTCTAAGATTAAAGCGTACTATGAGTGCAAAAAGAAGTATAAATTCAAATATATAGATTATTTGAGAAATACTTACAACGCTAACTCCAACACTGATGCACTGCAGTTTGGATCCTATATCCATAAAGTGTTAGAACTTGGATACAACTCTTCTTCTCTAGAAGAGTTGAGAACTATTGCAAAGGAATGCAGGTCTACCTATAAATTCCCTAAGTCAAGAGATAAGGGAGTTGATAAAATCCTAACTAACTTCCTTAGGTTTAATTCACAGCTTCATGAACATGTAAGCAGTGAGCTAGCATTTGAAGTGGAGATGAAGGATGACTATAAGATGAATGGCATTATTGATAGGATTGTTAAAGGAAAAACAGGGAAATATCTAGTAATCGACTACAAAACAAGTAAAAGAGCAGCTACTTCAACAGACCTGTATAAGGATCCACAGCTTATGATGTATGCCTATGCTGTATCGAAAATGTACAAAGTTCCCTTAGATGAGATTACGGTAGCTCATTATTATCCTCATATGGATAAACTTATCTCCTTGAAATATGGAAAAACTCAAATAGGGCAGTTTTTATCTGTTCTACAGAATAAGATTTGGGAGATAAGAAAAAAGAAGAAGACTGAGTTTCCACCAACACAGAACATGTTTTGTAACTGGTGTCAGTATAAAGATTTATGCCCAGAGTTTGGAGGAACTACACAAATTCTGGAAGAAGCAATAAGGAAAGAGAAAGAATCTCGAGATCAGTCTAAGATTATCAAGGGATAATATAAAGATAAATCAATTTCTTTAAAGAAAGCATTAACTTCTAAAATAGAGTATTTATGCTGTTTGGTGTATAAAGATCTAATACTAGATCTTGTAACTGGCTTTCTTGTCTTCAGAGCTTTTAATAACCTGTCTTGGAATATAGATACAAAGTTAGTGGAAAATCTATGTCTCCATTTTTCTTTGAACTCATCTGATAGAGCATAGTTTACTTGTTCTAATAACTCCTTCAGTTCTGACTCTGTATCCGAAATACTCATATAAAGTATTCTATTTACTTTATATCTTTCTATTTTTTTTATATTTTATATAAATACATTGTATTATAGTATCTTGTATTTTATATGCTTAGACGATTCTTAAAATATTTTTCATCCTTCCTCAACTTTAGACGAGGCAGGAATAAGATAGGAGAGCTTCCGGAGGGTATGAAAGCTAACCCATTAGGAAGAAACAAGAAATTCGACTCCGTTGTAGGTAATTTAGTGTCTTTTAATTATATTAGCCCTACAGCAACTCTGCCAGATCCTTTGGTTCTTATTACTATAAGAAAAGGACGGAACGGGAAATGGTTTAAATTTAAGGGTTCCGATGTTCGTCAGAACACGTACATACAGGGTCTTCTACTAAATAATATTAGTGATTTTTGGAAGGCATTTATGATAAGGAAATTCTCTAAAAGAGGTTTTATAACTTATCATGAACTATTTATAGTAAATAAGCTAACCAAGTCAAATTTCAGAGTTTATAACGATAGGTATATAAAAGAGATGAAAGTAGTAAATGCATTACAGTTTGTCAGAAATCAGCTAGGAGAAATATAGAATGGTATCTTACGACGAAGATCTTGGTAATGATCTTGCCTCATTAGAAGAGCAGCTAGGTAATTTTGGAGCAAGATTAGCTAGAGGGTACAGTATTGGAAGATCTCTCACAGGCGCTATTATTGGAAACAATAAGAACCTGAGAAGTTTAGGGGCTGTAATTTTAACGTTCGCTGATTCCTTTAACGATGCAATAAAGGAGCAAAAGAACCTAACTGCAGTTGTCGGGAGAACTGGTAGGGATTACCTTTTTGGAAATATTAGGTTGATGGATAGCCTCAACATGCATGGTATATCTTTCAAAGAAGCATCCGATGTCCTCGGTGCAACTTTTATGGCTGGCTTGAATAAGAGTGATAAAACAACTCTTAAATTGTTGGGACAATTTCAATTACTAGGAGTTGATCTCAGAAAAACTGCTGCTGTCTTAACTCTCAATCGGCACGTTTTGGGGTTGAGTGTAAAAGAAAGTGAAGATCTCGCAAAAAATCTTTTTACAACTTCTCAGCAATACAAGATATCCACTACAGCAGTTATTGATGCAATACTCGCCTTGAAGGATACTTTGAAGGGGGCTTCTGTAACCTACGGGTCAGCAGTTAGCGAGGCTATACAACTGTCTATGCCTCACTTAATGGGCATGTTTGGTCAGGAAGCAGGTACTGAAATAAACAGAGTCATATCAGCCCTGCTTAAAGGAGGTCCCAGACAGGCTGAACTCGCCGCAAAGCTTGGTATACCTCTAAGCGACCTGCAAGGTGCAAGAAGCTCAGAGAGGGTTGTAAGTCTAGTAATGCGGGCAGTAACTCGTATGGAGGGTTTAATTTCTCCTTTAAGAGGACAGCCAGGGTCAGAATTTTCTATTGATGCCATGATACGGGCATTTGGCAATGTGCCAGAGTTAGCGTTGCTTGGACAACGTCTTAGTGAAATGTCAGTCCAGGATAGGCAAATAGCACGAGAAAAGGCTTTTACAGATGCGGTTGCTGACGTTCGGAGAAAGACTTTAGCTGCTACTTTCAATGACATGAAACGAACTATGACTAACATATTGCTGCCACCTTTGACTTTCATAGCTCAGATATTAGGAGTTTTGAATCTCGTGTTCGAAGCATTTGGTACTACTTTGGGGACTTTGTTAGGTAGAATATTAAATGCTATAATATTGGCATGGACTTATAAAAGTCTTCCCAGGATGATGAAAAAGATCTCGACCACTTTGCTAGCTATCAAAGCAGGCACGGCGATAAAGGCAGCCCCGGCATCATACTTGATGGCTGGAGGCGGGTTTAGCGGCCGCGCCGCCGGTGCAGGAGCTGCAGGAGTTGCAGCTGGCGCAGGTCGCCTTGCTTTTCTTGGTGGACCCGTGGGTCTCGCATTAATTAGTGCTTTCTTCGTAATCCCTATGATCCTAAAGGCAATTTCCAGTACTGAAGGAGATATATTAGATGAACAAAAGAAACAAACTGACCTTATGATGGGAGAGAAAGAGCAACTATACAGTAAGGTGACCGATGAAGTCAGTAAAGCAGTTTCTCTTCTTACTTTGTTGAACGAGAACCAGTTGGAGTCAATGGCGGATACAAATCCTGCGCTACGTGCTATCGCTGAAAATACTGCTGGTGCTCTCAACCTTAGAAGAGAAGTATTTGACACTGTAGTACCCCCAACAACTCTTCAAACCAGAACCGGGTATGTAGAAGAGGGAGGACCGGCAGCTAGACCATGAGTTTAATTCAAGACCCTCTCACTGATTACCAACGTTCTGTTGGAGCCAGTATAGAAGCTCATAGAGCTGCTGATGGTGGTGGACCACTACTTACAGGTTACCTACAGCAAGTAATAGACTTTGTTAAGCAGCACAAGGGGGACTCAAAACGAAACGCAAAGTATAAGGAAGATGGAGACGAGAGTTTGTTTAATCAGTTAAACAACTTGAGCCAGATGGCTGGTATTGGTGCTATAATTCCTTCTATCCCTTTCTTTGGGGGCACGTCATTAGGGTTTGGAAGCCCAAGTGATATATTTGGTCAAGCAAAACGAACTGCTGAAAACTTGTTTAGAAATGCGATATTCGGAGCTTTGTTCCGTCCAGAGACTGTGGCCTTTGTTCAGGATAGGTATAATCAGGCACTTGAAGAACGTGGATATTTAAAATTCAAATTCTTCAATGCTAGTAAATCTGAATTTGTGATACCTTTCTTTGAGAACCCAAAAATACAAGAAACAAGACAAGCAAGGTATGCGGTAAATGAAATAATGAATCGTAATGAGCCTTACCGTTTGTTTACTGGAGCGCAGCCAAGGCAAGTTAGACTATCTTTCAGAATGACGCTTCCACACATAATGACATTCTCCATGGTGAATATGGTTAGATCAGCAGAGAAAAGGAGTGTTTATGATTCGTTTTGGGATACCCTGCTGGGAGACGTGGTAATTGGTACAGGAGTAATTTTTCAACCTGGTGGAATGCTAGAAGACTATCCAGAAAAACGACTAACGTATGCAGATAATAGAACGTACTCACAAGAATTCGAATCTAGATGGATCGAAGCTTTGTCATCTTTGGATTCATATTCAGAGGGGGAGGTTCCACAACCTAATCCTCCGTATTCTAAATCTCAACAAGTGTTGAAAGGTAAAATAGACTCTAAGTCGCGTGGTCAACTTCTCTATGTGCAACATATGATTGATACTATAAGATCCTCTGTGATTGCTGCTGCC